AATAACAACAAGAATAATAACAACAAGAATAATAATAACAAGAATAAGAACAAGAATAATAACAACAAGAATAATAACAAGAATAATAAAACTCGTCGTAACCGACATTAATACTTCTGAACACAATCATTGTGTTATAAAGTATTTATACATTGAGCGTATCTGATAACTAAATTAAGATTATCGCCTGCGATTGGTTCGCCTGCGATTGGTTCGCCTGCGATTGGTTCGCCTGCGATTTCTTCGAGATCCACCCGTATATTCAGGAGGAACTACAGGTACCATCACATTTTCATGACATTCTGGACACACTTCAGATGAAGATATTGTTATAGCACCACAATGCATACATCGTTGTGGAATAACCTTTACATTTCTTAGTTCACTAATACTTAATCCAATAGAAAATATCTGATTATCAGTACCCATTACGTCTATTCCCAATGGGTTATCACCAGTTGTACCACCACCACCACTAGCAAATCTTCCTAGAGTAAATCCTTGAATAGGTCCCTTTCTTGTAGCTCCACCAACGGAATATGTGATATAATCTCCAACCGTTAACACTTTGAATCCCATTCTGCGGTGAGTTAGATCAATCTTAATTTGGTCACGGCGACCGGGGGTGAATGTAATTGACATTTCTACTATATATATGATAATTTATACATGTAATGTGAGAGTCGATCCAACAGGTTGGACAATCGTAGAACGTTTCAATCCACCGCGACGACGTTCCGTATTGGCGGTAATTCCGCTCTGAAAGCTATGAACACTTTGGACATCCTCTGATCGAATGTTCAAAGAAGGAGCAGATGCTGCCATGGAAGGAACAGATCGATTGGGAAGGGCTTCGCCTGACATATCAAGCGAACGGAGAATATCATCAACTCCACTTCCACGAGGACCACTCATTTCACGACGGGCAGTGCCCATACTAGGACCGCCGGCTCCACGGATACCATCATCAAATCCTCCTGTAGGAGGGGCAAAGGAGGCAGCAGAAGGGGGAGCAGAGCCTCCACCGCCCATGCCCATGTTCACAAAGTTGGCAAAGCCAGGACCAACGGCTTGAGAGGCAGCAGCGGTTGCAAACTGTTTGCGCAGTTCAGGATTGTTACGCAAGATATCGTCCATGCCTGGCATACGAGACTTGAACATGGTGTTGGTCACGTGACACATGGCAGCAGAAAGACCCAAAGACATAATTAAACGGACTTCAGGAGCGACCTTACTCTTATCCTTGTACTTGTCATACAACTCTTCAAAGATTTCATCGTAGTCTTCAATGTTTTCATTCACGGATTCGGACCAACCATCCAGCTTGGCACCCACAGGATCGTAGCGATTGTTCAAGAATTCCATACCCGTTGTGACCGTGGTGAGCAGATTGCGTTGGAAGCGTAAGGAGGCTTCCAAGGCACGACTATCCTTACGACGGGCAATTTCGGCTTGGATCTCATCCAGGGAATTGGCAACGGTAAGTTTGTTGCCGGTCACCCCCTTGCGATCCATTCGCTCCAGCAAGACCAGCCCTTCCGCTTTTTTAGAAAACTCTTCTTCAGGAGTCAAGACTGTTTTGGGAGGTTCGTTGGTGACAGCGGGTGTAGAGGAACTATTTCCACCAAACCAAGAACTAAAGGCAGAAGGAGCAGGTGCTTCCACAGGGGCATCGGAAGAAGCACCGGAAAACCACGATCGGGTGGGAGGTGCAGCTGGTTCTGCGGGAGCAATAGGAGTCGGTCTGGGAAAGACAGAATTGGTATCGCGCAAGATGCGAATTCCTTCATCAGCAACGGGTGCAGGAGCGGAGGATGCTGTGTTAAAGCGAACCGAAGGACCGGCATCATCTAGATTCACCACTTCGATATCGTTGGTATTTAATTCCACCATGGGACTGGAACCACGTGTAGGAGTCCCAAGCTTTTTATGATTGGCAAGCAAACCAAAATCAAGACTTCCAACATCCTGCAAGTTAAAGGAAGATCCTACATCTTTCACAGCTTCAATCTCCGGAAAGGACAGGGACATGCTTCTATCTGTACCTCTCCTCTTCTGTTTAGAAGTCTTACCGCAAATCCGATGGAGGAGCGCAATGCGCTCCTCCATCGGGTTAGTGGTCTATAATTCCGCCACGTAGTGGCGGAATTATAGACCGCAAGAAGGAACCACCACCCCTATGGGGCGGTTCCTTCTTATGGTTCCTAGTCTGGGTGCAAAGCACCCAGACTAGGAACCGCAAACCCGAATGCAAAGTATTGGCACTAGGAAAATTGAATTTATATTTTACAAAATAGCTATAGAATTAAAACATATACGATGAGTTCTAATTCTAATTCAAGTTCTTCTGGTTCCAGTTCTGCTGGTGATTCTGTGAGGACAATAGAAGACACATTGGCTGCACTGCGCGCCGAACGTCTACGCATCGATACCGAGTACAAGGAAGCAGATGCCACGCGTCAAGCGCTCGAACGAGCCTTTAAGGATGCGTGCCGCAAGTCTGCATGCCTACAAGATGCCCTTTCTAGGCTGGATAAGGATCTATGTCATGCAAAAGTTGCCCTCAAGGATGCCATATCTTGGAGTAGGACAGATACTGCTGATGAAGCATCATTGAAGAAGATGTTTGACACTATTACTACATTTGAGCAATTCATCAAGTGGTATGAGCGTCTTACCACCATACGTGGTGTTGCAGATCCTGATTATGTCCTGACATACGGCAGCCTATTCTTTACCATCCTTCACCAATGCGAAGATTTACACGAGCGTCTCAAGATACTCTCTTATCTCGTAGAAAAAGGAGCCGACCCCATGTTGGTTCCAGATGGTAGAGAGTGGTCCAGGCATTTTGCGAATGTGTTTAATTCTTGTCCACGCAACTGTGACAAAAAGACACTTGAAACATATTTGCGTCTTGTCTATGCTACCTTTCAACGCGCTCTTGTGCCTTTCAACGCCGATACTGGTATGCTTGAGGATAGCAGTCTGTTTCTGCAGGTTGTGATCTATGAGATCTTTGAACAGGTCGTTGATTATGATAAATCCTTTCGCACTCCTGAGTTTGCTGAGAGGACATCTCTCCAAATCGACATACGACGCTTGTTTCATAAGATGTATGATCAAGTTCTTGCTGCTATCCGTGCACATCCTTCGACATTGGTTCAAGGACGAGCAGGCGAGCTGACAGGTCCCAAATGGAATACATGGAAACATGAGACGCTTAGAGTCCCCCGCTCTTCTACGTAATTGTGCTAGGTCTATACTTTTTTAATGTATAATAAATAAATTAAAAAAGTCTTCTATGTAGTGTGTATTTTATTAGATGAAATACATACTACATATTGCAAATAGAATCATTCCCCAAATTACACCCTGATTATGAAAGCGGAGTGATGTTATGAATATATTCTCGTTCCGTCTCACAGATTCCTCATAGAGGATTTTGATATTCCAGATAAGTATCTCAACAAACTTCCAAGACATCCAAAGGAGAATCATAGGAATTCCAATCAATATACATAATAGGATATACTCTAGACCTTCCTGTCCTGGTGAATATTGTAGAATTGAGATCAACTCTAAACTACTCATATCCATCAGTTCTGATTTTGTCCAGTTTTTACAGGCAAGTTCCATAGTTGATGGGTTGAATGGTACATATTTTTTAAAATGCGCACATAGTTCACCATTGTGTAAGAGTTGCCACATTAACTGTGTATGAATTATAGATAGGAAATTCATATTATTATACTGTCTTTGAAGTATTTAATTTGATTTTCAATTTTATAAGGTTATAAGGTAGATATGCCACGTAGATATTCAATACGACATTCACGACGAGTTCAACACGGGGGTGAATTGAATTCTGATGCGTTGTCCGAATTATTTGCTGAGTGGGGTATTACATTGTTAGATATTGCTAAAAAGTATACACCTATCACTGAAAATAAAGACCCCGGTCTTTCTGTATATACAAAAGATGATTTATTAAAGATGTCAAATGAATTGATTCATAGTGTAATTCTTCCTGAAAAAAGAGAGAATATTTCAAAGGGTATAAATGAAATTCTTAACTATGTGATGGATGGTACAATCGATTCCAACAAGATATCTCAAAAGGGAGGTGGTGGAATGGGTGGACCGAATGGTGCAGGTGAAAATTCTACTGATCCTACTACAAAAAAATTATTAGCACAATATGAAGAACAAATTGCTAAGATTGAAGCAAATGCAAAATCTTTAATGGATGAGTTGAAGAGTCTAACAGATGTAAATGCAGCTAAAGCTAAAGAGGCTGAAATATGGGAATGTACAGTCCAGTTGCATGCATTACAGCAAGAGAAAGAAAATATAAAAAAAGGTGGATGTAAATTACAACCTGCTGAACTTGAAGCCATGGGGAATAATTCTTCTAGTAGTAATAGTTGTGTGAGTGTATTACATCGTGCAACCGCTTCTGTAGCATCTTCATACACAGGACAAGTTTGTAATACGAGTACTTTACCAGATCCTCCTGCTAATACATCTTCTTTTCTTCGAGATTTAGCAAAAAAGAGTGGATATCTTGCTACGGGTATTACAGTTATAAAAGTAGTATTACCATATGTATGCAATTTAAGTGCAAATACTACAACGAACATTGGTTTGGTTGGTACATATGCTAGTATAACATCTGGATGCACTTATTTAATGCTTGTTGCACTTAGACTTTCTGAGGGAGATACACCAAAAGATGTTACAGGATTTTTAGGAAATGCAAATGTACATTCACTTGTTGGATCTGTAATTGGAAAAATGAACGGGAGTGTGATTCCAGCATTAGATCTTGGTAAGGCATCCTTTGAAATTCCGTTTATTCCAAAAGTTGTATCAGCTAAATGGAGTACTGTTATAAATTTTATTCGTAATGATGGGCATATACTATCTGCAGCACGATTTATAGGATCTGCTGCACGATTTATAGGATCTGCAGGACAGTATTTAGGCTCTGCTATAGCATCAATAGAGCCTATGAATTTTGGTCCTTATAATAGCAATAGCAATAACAACAATAAAAAGAACAACCCAAATAATAAAAAGACAAAGCGTAAAACAAGAAAATATCGATCACGCATGTAATTATTTGGAACCTTCGTATAAGACTATTTTAAAAAGTGCAAAGAATAAAATTGATATTCCTTTTAAAAAAGAATATCAATTTTACGTACAAGATGGATTCTGCAAGTTTTCTGAAAGATGCTCTAAACCTTTCTCCAGAAGATAAATTATCATTCGTCCTCTTCCTCCTTGGATCCGTTGGATACGAGGAAGAAGCAGATCGAGTTGCACGAACCTCCACAAACATCCTAAAAAATGAGCAGATTGTCGAAAGCATCTCACGATACCAGTTTCCCAACACGGGTAAAACTCGTTTGATGTATGCTGCAATGACAGGCAATCTGAAGCGTCTCAACTTCATCGCTAGCTTGGGAGCGCGAGTCAATATGACTACGGGAGGAGATCATGGATTCTCAAAGTGGGCAGCCCTCCACTTTGCAAGCTGGAATGGTCATACTGAATGTGTGCGATCTCTGTGTGATAGAGGAGCTATGATAGATGCCCAGACTGAGCGTGGATTGACAGCTCTCCATTATGCTTGCATATATGGTTATCTAGATGTCGTTCGTCTCCTTTGCGAACGGGGTGCACAGATAAATCTACAGAACATTGATGGAAGAACAGCTCTCCACGATGCAAGTCAGCTAGGTTATACTGAATGTGTGCGGACTTTGCTTGATAGAGCGGCGGTGATAGATGCACAGGATAGGTATGGACGGACAGCCCTCCATTGGGCTTGTGATAGTGGTCATCTAGATGTCGTTCGTCTCCTTTGCGAGAATGGAGCACAGATAGATCTGCAGTCACATTTTGGAGGGACAGCACTTGACAATGCTTCATCTTGCAATAATATAGACATTACTCGCTATCTATGCGAACGGGGAGCAAACACTCTTCTTTTATACCATGGTAAGACTCCTTACACTCGAGCTTGTCAATGGCATGGCACCGAGTCCCCTATAGCCCGTCTCCTTAAATCCTACCCTCACTAACTCGACACCAACCGAATCACCGGTGCACACGCCATCAGTAGTGCATCCGCGAGATCGTTTTTCTTTCGTTGTCCGTCATAAAAGGTTTTCCACGTTTCATACCCAGCACCCGTCAGCATTTTTTCCACTTCTTCTTCGGTAGCCTTCTTGCGGGCACGGTAGGCAGCTCCTTCATCAATCACCACGGGTGTCACCTCCTCTTCAATTGTCAAGGTACGTTCTTCCGCTTCCTCAATCATGTCAGGAACCGCTTCCACTTCGAGTTTTGCCGTCTTACGACCGGCATGCACAAATTGAATCTGACCGGTCCAGCTATGCTCGCGTTCCAAGCGTTCTCCCAACAGCGTAAACAGAATCATTTGAATCGATTTCATGGTAGGACCTTTCAATACAGGTTGATTTTCTAACCGAATTAAGGATGCCGATGCGAAGGTTGGAAGCATGGACGTGAGCCAAGAGGAGATCGATCGTCGAATCTCGGTCATAGACGGATTGCGGGCTTTGGGAGCCTTCCAGGGAAGAATAAAGCGATCACCTAACCAGGCTAAGACCGTCTCCTTTGCTGCTTTTTTATGATTTTCCAAACCTGTACAAAGTTTGCGTAAGGCTGGGAGTTTGGGTAAGGTACCACTTTCAGCACCGATTAAGACGGTGTGAGTGGGACGACAGGTAGCTGTTTTTTTGCGACGAATCCCTGTGGCACATCCACGACACCACAGCCCTTCACTGCTTTTCCAAGCAGCAGGACCGTTACATCCCTTGCACCGACGGGATGTTTCGGAGGATTCTCCTCCTGCCATTAAATCAATGTTGTTCCAGGCACGAATAATCGTCCCACTTATATCTTGGTGAACAAGTGCATAGGCAAGATTTTTAATCCCAAGATCAAAAGCAAGCACCGTAGCCATGATTGGTTCTATTCTGGTAAGAGGTGTTTAGATGTATACCATGTATTTTTAAAAAATAGATACAATATTTTTTATACAGTTTTCACAAATTCCCAACCCATATCAAAACATATCTTTTGCCAGATCTTATCTTGTAGATATAGTTTTTCACGACTTTTCAATAATGGAAAACAGGGTAAATATTCATCTAACTCTAATAACTGGCAAAACTTGTATAAGACAAAGGAATAGGATAAGAAATTGGAACGACCTGGTGGACAGTGTTTGACAAAGGAAAACTGAATTTCTTTAAACATAAAGCGCAATTTATCTTCGACTTCACGACTGAGTGCAGGAGCGGAAATACCGTTTAGCCGGTTTAAGACGTGTGCTACATGATCGTAACATCGAACTAATTTTAATTTACGGATCACTTCTTTTAATTTGGACGCTTTTAATCGACTCATATCGGTAATGCGTTCTTTCTTCAGTTCTGCACGGATCTGATCCAGCACAGCGTTGGAGATTTCAGTCGTTTCTTTTGCTTGAAACTGGGCTAACCATTCATTCAAGTGATTTACTTTCTTATAGGCACAATATGCCATTTCACGAGGAGGATCTTTGTAGGAGGGTTTTTCACTATCTACTAAGATATAATCCTGATAGCCGCAATTAGGACAGCTCAAGATAGCTTCATTCTGACAAAACATCATTTCTGTATCACATACAGCGCAATCTCCATAGCGTTCTTCTAAGGTGGAGGCGATTACAGATTCAGGGCGAAGATTGTTTGGACTAAGAGCAGATAAGTATTGTTCAAGAGCTTTATCACGATGAAATCCTATATCTGTGACAATATCTCCTGCTTTTGCTTTGGTTGGCTCTAATGTTACACATGTAGACACTGTACTCACACGTGTATCTTTTTCAAAATAAGCGAAAACACTATTCATGGGAATACGTGTTTTTCGAACGGGCTCTTTTGTTTGCTCTCCTTTTCCAATTCGTTCTCGTGCATCTGTATAGGAAAATAATATATTCCCGACCCGCAAGAAATAATCTGCTTCTTCTTCGCCAGATTCTAGTTTTTTGATCTTTGTCTCTAATGTACTTACTTCTTGTTCTTTTTCTTGACGTCGCTTGAGACTGACAAGATCCATATGAAATAAAAAGGGTGATTTTGTAGTTTCTTCCACGAGTTGTCCTTTTAATGTACTAAGATGATTGTACATGTCAGGAATTTGTTCTTTTTGAGTTCGAATCTTTTCTAATTCCGCCTGATGATAGGCTTCTAGTGTCTTACAGGGTTCAGATGCAGAGGATGCAGATACGGGTTTTGCAGGGGCAGATCCGGCTAAGAGTTGGTCAAGGGAGAGCATGACTCTGATACTCTATTTAGCCGTGTGATTTGTTTAGGGGGTGTAAATAGACAAATTTTAGAGGCGAATCGGTGTGAAGCGATCCCCCGGAGTTTTGACGTTTCGGAAAATTTTTTTTCTTTCCACCAGGTATAAACAGACATGGGATCCGGTGGTTTAATGCAGCTCGTTGCTTATGGCGCACAGGATATCTATCTTACTGGTAACCCACAGATCACCTTTTTTAAGGTCGTCTATCGTCGCCACACCAACTTCGCGATGGAAGCCATTGAGCAGACCTTCAACGGTGCTGCCAACTTCGGTCGCAAGGTGCAGTGCACGATCAGCCGCAACGGCGATCTGATCCACCGCATCTACCTGCAGGCCACCCTGCCTCAGGTCACCCTGACTGCCGCTGATGGTTCTGGTGCCCAGTTCCGCTGGCTCAACTGGGTCGGTCACAACCTGATCAACAACGTCAACCTCGAGATTGGCGGTCAGGAGATCGACAAGCACTATGGTGATTGGCTCCAGATCTGGAACGAGCTGACCCAGGAGCCTGGTAAGCAGGCTGGGTATGCCGACATGGTTGGCAATGTTCCCCAGCTGGTGAACCTGATCGTCCAGGGCGGTGAGAACTGCGATGCCGATTGCGGTTATGGTGAACCCAACGCGCTCAACGAGGTTACCTCTTGCGCCCCCGAGTACACCCTGTACATTCCTCTGCAGTTCTGGTTCTGCCGCAACCCTGGTCTTGCTCTTCCCCTGATTGCCCTCCAGTACCACGAGGTGAAGATCAACCTGGAATTCGAGGCCCTCAACAACCTGTGCTTCGACTATGCCGATGGTGCCACTGCCTCCACCCACCAGATCCGTGACCGTGTTGCCGCCTCTGGCTTGGTCTCTGCCTCCTTGTATGTCGACTACATCTACCTCGACACGGATGAGCGCCGACGCTTCGCCACTGTCTCTCACGAGTACCTGATCGAGCAGCTGCAGTTCACTGGTGCCGAGTCCGTCACCAGCTCCTCCAACAAGATCAAGCTGAACTTCAACCACCCTTGCAAGGAGCTTGTCTGGGTTGTGCAGCGTGATTCCTTTGTCAGCTGCGATGATGCCGTCATCCAGCCTTTCAAGGGTCAGCAGCCCTTCAACTACTCTGACTGGTGGGACCGTGCCGTGTTGGAGTCTGGCTACTCCGTCACCCGTGTCGAGGGCATGGCTGGTTACAACCCTATCGTGACTGCCAAGATCCAGCTCAACGGTCACGATCGATTCTACGAGCGTGAGGGTCGCTACTTCAACTTGGTGCAGCCTTACCAGCACCACACCAACATCCCTGCCGTGGGTATCAACGTGTATTCCTTTGCCCTCAAGCCTGAGGAGCACCAGCCCAGCGGCACCTGCAACTTTTCCCGTATTGACAATGCCACCCTCTTCATCACCCTCACCAACAACACTGTCAGTGCCACCACCAGTGCACAGGTCCGCGTGTATGCCGTGAACTACAACGTTCTCCGCATCATGAGCGGCATGGGCGGCCTTGCTTATAGTAATTAAACACAATGGTGGTTGTGTTTTTATGTTTTGTGTGATAGCAAAATATTTACCATACAAATAGTTTATAACTATTTATACGGTAAAAAAATGATTATTTAAAAGTCCCAATTTAAAATATTATAAATCTGGATGGAACGAGGAATTGGAGGGCGATATGCAATTCCAATTCAGTATAGAGATGTAACCTATCGTGGTATTGAATATACAGTTGGTGAAATTACAAAATTAACAGGAGATTCAATTTATTTCATTATTGATAAAGAAGATTCAGAACGAGTTCAAACACGTTCTTGGCATTCTTGTGTCAATAATACATATATTGGCTCTAGCTTTCGAACTATGACGAATGAACGTAAAACTCTTCATCTTCATAATTTTATTATGAATCGATTAACCTTTGATGGAAAAGGAGCTACTGAAACAGTTGATCACATTAATGGGAATGGATTTGATAATCGTAAAACAAATTTGCGGATTACAAGTCAATCACTTCAAAATATGAATACAAGACAACGAGTAAGAACAGTAGAAGATCTTCCAGCAGGTATTACAGCGGAAGAAATTCCACGAGGGATTTGGTATTGTCCTGCTGCAGGGGGTCATTCAGATCGATTTGTAGTTGAATTAAAAGGAATTCCTGGTGTAGGAGATATTATAAAGAAATGTTCTTCCTCAAAAACATTAACTGCTCGTCAGAAATTAGAAGAAGCAATTGTGTATAAAGCTCAAGTATTTGAACGCTATCCAATTTTACGAGAGATGCAACGAGATTCTGAACGTGCAAGATTGCTTCAACATGAATATGAACAGATTGTACAAAAAGCGATTCATGGAACATCAGATGAAGAGAGTCCTCTTCCTATGTTAACAATCATTTTATAAAATTAACATAAATCTAACCTACGCCTCTACTATCAATTACAATGTCACAATATATATATGTTAAAACTTGAACATGGCAAATACTATGTTGGAAGATCCATCGATCCTATTAAACGGTATCAAGATTAACTGAATATTACATTTAAAAAAATGATCCATTCTATATGTATTTTTATACAAATATATATAGAATGTTACGGCATATTCTTAAAGAGTATCCATTAATGGAGATGAGTCGTCATACAGGAGCAGGATTAATCCTTTGGAATCCAATTCGCACGGCAGTCTTGCTGGTGAAGGATGATCGATCCAATAAATGGTCGTTCCCTAAGGGACGGGTGGAACCCTACGATTTATCCTTTCTACATACCATGATCCGAGAAGTGCAAGAAGAAACACGTTTATCCTATGATCTGGATTATACAATTCATAATCATGTCTATACCTTTGGAAAAGATATGCATTGTTTCTTTCATGGAACTGCAACTCATACAATCTTAGCACCTCCAAATTATAAAGAACACATTGTAGATATTCAATATGTACCTATTTCTGATATTTATGAATTGGATACAAATCGGTATGTGAATATGTGGCTAAAGGACATTTAAACTCATAGTCCTTTTTACACTCTATAATATGAGCATCACTACGGAACTACAGCAACTAAGCTATTGCTGAAATCAAAACTCCAGATACATCCGGTATTGTATGTATTATTGTTCTTTTTTTACGGAACGAGTGATACTAAATACTTATACAAACAATTAGAAATTGTTTCTGTAAGGTTAAATTGATCAATTAATTTATTCAAACCATCTATACAAACAACCATGGAAGAATCACCGACAGCTGCAACACTTGAAAAAAGCTTTGTGAAGGGAAGGATGTCAAAGAGACTTCCGAAAAAACGTTAGCTCCTCGCCAGAAGTGATTTGGTATTTTTAAACAGCCTTAGTAGAACAGACCATGTCAAAGCATAGATTTGGATTTAGCAATATATTTGGAAAGAAGAAACCTGAATTACAAATATCAAAACCTAGTTTTACAATTAGCAATATATTTACCACGAAGAAACCTGAATTACAAAAATATAGAAATGGTGTAAGTCGAAAATTTAAAGCAATTCGTATAGGAAATAGCTCTAATATGGATGTTCCCAAAGATATAATGGCAACCTTTCATCATAATAGAAATATTGCAACTATAACATATCCGAGAACACAAGTTGGATATAATGATTCACATGTAGAAGAATATAAACCAGGAAATGTCATAAATTATGCATATAAATTTCAAGAAGCTCGTCGTAGAAAACAAACACGAAAAAATACGCGACGACAGAGGAGATAAATATATAAAATAAACAAATACTATATTTCAGAGTGTTGGAGGTGTTGAAATAGAGAATATTATCTGTTCTACTTTTAGAATGGCGCCTATATATTGTCGGCTTTGCCGACAATATATAGGCTAAGATTCTAGAAATGGTAGAGAGAATTTGCAAAGCAAATTCTCTCTACCATTTCTAGAATGGAAACTCCCCGCTGCATCATCCCTCCCGTCGCTATATCCGAAGGGCAACGCATTGATGCGAGAGACGCCAATGCTATTTATTGCAATATTAAAACGGCATATACGGTGGGAACAACTGCGGCATTTAAACCCAAGTTTACAACTGCAGCAGCCTATATGGCATATAAACGAGCATGCATTGCGAAACAAGGGCTATAGTTCACCTATGTAATCTTTGTAAAACTTTCACACCCTGCGGCATGGCGAAGCGTATAGATGGAAGAGGATTTCCAATCACATCCAACCGCTTTTTCACTCATGACATAGATATCACCATCACCGACTGAAAGATCAATGCGTGGTCCAACCGGTGCATGACGATGATACCACTGATAACAGAGCGGCATAGCAGCACCAAGACGAACTGCAATTACTTTGCGACGTTCAGTATCACCGTGCCATCCAATGCCACATTTCGTAACATCGTAATAATAATTCGCTTCAGTTTTTAAGTGTTCTGCCTTCTTTCCAAACACAGTGGGAAGAAGAGAGACCAATGCTTTCAAAGAAGGGACATCATTGTATGCCACAACACGCCCTTTTCCTTCTTCATAATTTGGTGCATGTCCTACATCATCAAAGCATAAATTCCAACGGGCTTTTTTATTCACCACGCGTCCATACATAAAGGCTTTTTTATCCATTTCTAAACCAGTTTGTTCTTCAAATAATTTTAATGCACTTCCTTTTCCAAGAAGGTGATCCACTCCGTTTCGAATAATTAATATATAGGCAGGTGGAACAGATTCTGGTAAACTACTCACAGTATGTAAGGAGTGTAATTCAGTTGTTACATCTTTCAATGAAGATTGAATTCGTTCTAGATCAGCAATGGTAAATCCTTCCCCCGCCGCAACACGATCCCCTAATTTTTCCATACCAACATGGTTTTCAGCACTATCGCCAAAGGTAAGTGTACAGGTACTTTTTGATGGAAGCATGGTTGATGGATGCGTTGGTGTAAAGAAATCAATCAATTTTAATAATAGAACCATGAATGTCCCTCGCTCCATCTGCTGTAAACATTCGACCATTCCCTTGCTAATTGCTGGGCAAGGAGTGTTTCTTTTTGATACACCGTCCTCCTGCTCGTTTTATCTTTATAATAAAGATCAAACGAAAGGACTTCAAGTCTTATTTACAAATGTAGGGATTGCTATTTACCAACTCCCCGAGAACACCCATTTGAGTGATCCCCACAATAAAAAAGGGATCAGTTCTGCCTCAGGAGCTACGTATTGGTTTAGTTTGGATGCACAGAATCAAATGTTACGAGGTGGAATTGGCGAAGCACGTATTGAAACGCAGTTATATCAATATAATTTAAAGGATAAAGCATTTTTGGAAGAACTTGTCACCATTAAAGCAACTGAATCATTAACTCCTTTGCGCCTGTTACGAGATCCCATTACACGAAATGTACCTCTCAAAGTGAAACGAAGTCATGAACTAACAATGCATGATATTGCATCAAATAAGGTTCTTCCCAAATCACATTTATCTCCGGTGGCAGAAACCTTGTACGATTGTATTGGATGGAAGACCTTTGCATTAAATACCAAGGACTTTCCTGATTTTTCAAAGGCGATTGAGTATAGCATTGCAACCCCTGGATTATGGTGTTATGAAACGTTAAAAAAGAAAGCAGGAGAGTTTGGCAAACCAAACCCCTTAGAGACATATTTACGCATTACGTTGGGAGACAATAACGGGGAATCACCTGGTATACCCTATGTGATGGAGATTTGGCCCCCCAATCATTTCTCTCCTATTCACAACCATGCAGGAGCATCTGCCATTATACGTGTCTTGCATGGTGAGATCCATGTAAAACTGTTTCCTTTTCTATCGAAGGATGTAACCGATCCGTTTGCAACGGCAGATTTCAAGAAAGATGAGATTACCTGGATCAGTCCCACCTTGAATCAAACCCATCAATTAACCAATACTCATACGGATACCTGCATTACCATTCAGTGTTATATGTATGAAAAGGAAGATACATCACATTACGATTATTTTGATTACATTGATGTAGATGGAAATCGAAAACAGTATGAACCAGATTCCGATATGGAGTTTTTACGATTTAAAGCATTGATGAAGGAAGAGTGGGATCACAGACCGGTCAAAGCCTCTTGGTGGTGCTCCTATTAAAATTGATATTATCTAGCATTTTTTACTACAGGTACAAAATGCCAGCCATTTATATGGAGTCTGAAGTAGACTATTCCCTTATTATAAATGTAGCATGTATATTGGTTGCATTTGGACTTATCATTGCTCAATATGTTATATTTACATCTCATGTAGAAATAATTCAATCCGATCTAGAAGATCATATCTTTGCATTGAAAGATCGTGTAGATGCATTGGAAGCAGAACTTTATGGAACGGAAGAAACGGAAGAAACGGAAGAAACAGTTGAAGAATCTCCTATTGAAACTCTTACTATAACAAGTGAAAAAGAGGATTAATTAATTTCCTTTTTTTAAACCCAAAAAACTCGTAGAGAGAAACATTAGGGAGCGTAAGAGACTCGATGTATTTAGTTTTTTATCCTCGCCTAGCGAGTCCCTCCCCCACCCTGTCCAGGGCGGGGGAGGAAGTCTGGGTTCTCATTCATAAACTCTCGAACTCCAGCAGCAGGGTTTTTGCTTCTGAGTTTGTAGCGAAAGTTAAAGATATGAGGAGGCAATGGTCCGAAATCATCAAGAAATAACTCACAAACGGTGAGGAATCTTTCTTTAATGCGTGGAAGGACCTTGGGGAACACGTTATCACGGTGCGCGATGATCAGTAACTTCATGACTTGAAGAAGCCATACTCGTAGTTCTGTATCGCGACGTGCGTTTGGTGTGTCTGGTCCAGGCTCGGTTGCACCAAAGAATGCGTAGCATCTTTGTGCGTTGGGACCGAGTCCACGTGCATGACGTTCGACTTTGCCAGTGTGGTTGAAACCACAGGCGAGGATTTCTCCCTTCGACACCCCGTGCGTTTGCATAGTCCCAATCAGGGACATCATTGCAGCAGCATTTGCTTCACGTTCGTCTGCGTGCGCGGCTGGTACACGAAAGGGTGTAGTAGCAGCAGCAACAGCGCAGGATTCTGAGCAGGAGTTGGAGGGAGGAGCATGCTCCATTCCACACTCTTCCTCTGGCATAGAAGCGCACGAGGAGGAGTTGGAAGAGGGAGCAAGTGGAGAGGATGCAGACGAATTACTCTCACTCATGGAGGGAGTGTCGTCTACAGCACCCGAAGGTGCAGGGTAGGAGGTAGGAGCGCAAATAGAATTTGATGCAGTGTGCCAAGGGACACTACTGTCATCATCATCATGTATTTCGCTCCAATCCGCGTCCGGAGTGGCAACAGTCACTGCAATACTAGCAGTGACAGGCTCGGCTTCGGTTTCAAGTTCTGCTTCGGCGGCGACATGCACTACTTGTTCGGTAGTGATGGGCTCGGCGTCGGCATAGACTTGTTGCTGCTGATAGGCTGCAACTTGCGCTTCGTAGGCTTCAACTTGCGCTTGGTAGGCTTGTTGTTGCTCATAGGCTTGTTGCTGCTCATAGGCTGCAACTTGCGCTTGGTAGGCTCGTTGCTGCTCAGCGGCGGCGGATTGATGCTGCATAAAGGCAGCAAAGTGATCAGATAGCGCAGCGGCAAACTCACACGCGGGATCACCACACGTACGAGCTAAATGCTTGTCCCAACAACGACCTTTGGTATGATACCAACAGATCTTGCCACTCTTGGCATCGGGACACTCTCGGTCATATATAGCGCTTTTAGGATTTAGCACAACACGACGACGAGAACACTGGCATGGGCACATTAAAGCGCCATCAACAGCGAGCTCCGCCCAACCAGGAGCTTGCGCTCCCATCGGGACAGTAGCATAGGCTGCTGCTTCATATGGGGGGAGAGGCACATCGCCTTCCGCCATGGCAGGCTTTAAACCTACCACACCAGGAGGCACATACATGCCATCCATAGTCATATGGGGTGGAAGCACACGGCTTCCTGTAACACTCGAATTGTAGGGACTTCCTGTAAACATCTTAAATGTATGTGAAAGTAAACGGATCGAAAGATTGGATGTCTCTACATTTAAAAAAAGTGATTTCAATTTTTTTAGTATACCTTAACCCATCTACCAAAAACAGCTCTGTTTTTTTAAACAGTCTAAATAGGGATGTCCGGTAAGGAATATTATATAAAACATAAAGATGACAATTGTCATATTAATACAAAAAAATACTTTCGAACACCCGAAATGGTACATAAGTTCTTATCTACCCTAAAACGTATTGATAAACGTCCTATCGATCGTTCTTTTGAACAAACAATACGTTCTATTCTTCGCCAGCGTCCTACTTCCAAGAATCCGATGGATTGGATGGTGTGGAAGAATAAACTCTTACAAGAGTTTGAACCCATTGCAAATATTCCCGATGATTTATGTGAATTAATGATACCCACTGATTCATCTAGTAAATCAGATGTATCGTCAACACCCTATTCTGCATTTGAATCTCTCCCTCTTCCTCTTATGTCCCCTGTTCCCCTTGAACCCCATTTTCACCAGAAACTTATCAGCAATGATCCAGATGATCATACGACTCCCTTAGGATTTCCTGTAGAAGTATATCTATGGAAAGATATTTTTTCCCCCATTGCACATCGTCTGGATCATTATGTTTGTAATACGCTTCATGAAATTATTGATACAAAAGAATTACAGCCGTTTTATACGACATGCGAAAAAGAACGAATCAAACTATTTTCAACATCAAATAAAATAACTCCAACGGATACATATGTATATTTTATAACAGGTGGATTTGCATATCGCACAGTAGGAACCTATCTGAAATATCTTCAACCAGATCTTCCTGTATTTGAAGACATTTTACAAAAAGCTCAAGATTATGATATGGTATTTATATTGAAATCATTTGAAAAATTCCCTACATATATTATTTTTGATAAATTAGAGTCCTTTTGTGAACAAATTTACACTAAATTTCATTCAACATGGAATAAACGATATTCTATTACAAAAAATGGAATTGAATATGATGTACAATTTATAAAACCATCACCATGCACGGATGTTGATCGACAAGGAATTATTCACTCTGATTATCGATATATTCATGATCGTTTTCTAATACATACAGCTACCTACGCTGTAAATAATAATATTTTAAATATTACATATCGAATTGAACTCTGTATTCAAATTACAACCCCTACAGAACGTTACTGTGTTGCCGATCATTTGTTTGAAATTCATTTAAATAAGGAAGATATATCCTATAATCCATTGTATGAAATGCAACAGAATCCATGGTTTCCATCCTATAATGTAGTGAAATTGGGTTCTCAGCTTGCAAATAAAGAAATGATTCACTCCCTTCCAAGTACAAAAACAACCGCACTTCATCAATTTCAATTTGGAAAATATATGTATCAATTACCAAATGTAAATGCATTATTATTACAGTCTATGAATGCAATGGTATTACGAATTGCAACAGATAAATATATTGAGAAAGGGAGCTATCAAACATATAAAGCACGACAAGATTATGCTCGAATTTATACAATTTTACGTATGTTGGAAACTATTCCAGATGAACCTATTTTAACAAAAAAAGAGATACAATATATATACACAACCTTACAATCAATTACAATGCAACCCAATTGGAAGAGTCTTTCAGATGCAAAAAAACATGCAATGATTCAACAATATAAGGATGCAGTTGATTCTCCTTCCAAACGAGACAAGATTCTATGGAAAGAAACTCGTATCAAAGCAACTGTTATAGATAAACAAACAAAAAAACCAGTCCAACTTACAGAAGAATATTATAAAGGTCCCTACGAGGAATGTCGTATTAATCCCAAGGAGGAAGATCCTCTTTTATGGGAATTAGGAGTTGCAAAATTTAATCTTCGTCGAGCAATTATGAATGCAAAATTAAATTCAGTATTACCAGAAATACGTAGAAAAAGCTGTGATGGAACTGCCCCTGTAAAGCGACGAACTGTCAAGAAACGATCCACAGGACATAAAACACGTAAACATAGATCTATATAAGATGGAAGAAATTGATTTTGATGCAGCCTCTGCTGCATGGCGAGCCAATAAAAAAGTCTTAGCCAATGGAATGTTTGCGTATAAATGTGTCCATGTTCATTCGACTGGACGACCGTGCAATAATCGAACGGAATCAGAAATGACACAGCATAAATATATCACACATCCAGAATGGACCACTGCAAAATCTTCTTCGAAAGAACCCTATAAATATTGTAAAAAACATCGATCCAAGGGATTAGGATTGGACTGAAAAGTCTTTTTGATGCATATTTAATAAACGGGCTACTTCTTCAAAATCAGAACTAGAGATGACAATGTGTGTTTTCTCTTCGTCTGACCCTTGCAGCCTACCTTGTTGCTGTTGTACAACAGGAGGAGGATGAGGTTTTAGAAATTGAAACAGCGCAACTCCTACAACTGTAAGTCCTAACATAGCAAATCCAATTGCAGCTAAAATGGTACCAGATGAATCGGGTAATGTATAATAGGTATGATTCACAACAGGAGTCACAGATGGATACCGAATCATCATAAATAAAGGAGTGTTGGAGGCAGAAGACGATCCATTCGAGGGATACGGAATGATCATGTATAAGGGAGTAGGAGTGACGGTTCCACGATCAGTAGGGGAGGAAGATGCATAGTAGGTAATATAGTATAGGGGAGTACTGGTAGCAGTTTCATTCCAACTGGGATAAATACTAGGGGAAAGAGACTCAGAGCTAGAGACCGTATGAGATATGGACAATGTAAGAGACATGGAAGGAGTACGAGAGGATGTGACAGAGACGGAAGGAGTCACACTGCTAGAGGGTGTTGCACTTGTAGAGGATGATACACTGCTAGATGGACTTGCACTCACAGAAGGTGTGACACTGCTAGAGGATGTAACACTTGTAGAGGGTGTAATACTCACAGAAGGAGTAACACTTGTAGAGGGTGTCATACTGCTAGATGGAGTTGCACTGCTAGAAGATGTAGCACTCGTAGAGGGTGATACACTTACAGACGGTGTCACACTGCTAGAGGATGTGATACTGCTAGAGAGACTTACCGTTAGAGATATGGATACGCTTTCACTCATACTTTTGCTTACAGAACGAGTTTCTGAGGATGATCGACTGGAGGAAGGGGTCATGGTAGGACTCGAAGAGGGAATACCAAAGGTCCCCGCAAAATTATAGGAACAGGTGGGGCTTTCATTTGTATAGGTAATGCTGTTTGTAGCACCATAGGAATAGGTAATGTAGGAATTGCGTCTTCCTGAACACCCTGCAACAGTAGACCCCTGTGTATAGGAACAGCGACAGCTGGATCCTACTAGACTGCATCCCGCAAAACTTCCCATAGAAATATACCCGCCTCCATAGGCTTGTGTCACATTAATGCCTGTATGTACAATAATCCATCCACCCGATAAACTAATCATAGTTCCATAAATGGTTGAGACAGAATAGCAGATACCGCTAGGACTTGGTGTTGGACTAGGAGTAAGGGAACGTGAAGAGGAGGAACTACGACTGATCGATCGTGTCAGCGAGGAGGAGGGTGTTTCAGACGTGGTACGAGATGGAGAATGCGTGCCAGACGGTGTTAATGATATAGATGCTGTTTCAGAGGATGTTAAAGACGAGGAGGATGTGTCAGAGGATGTGATAGAGGGAGTCAATGAGGAGGACGGTGTGTGAGATAATGTAGGAGAGGATGTTACAGACACAGAGGATGTTATAGAGGCAGTAGGAGATACAGAATGAGTTGTAGAGGTAGTTTGAGAGGGACTGCCTGTCGGAGAAGAACTAGGGAGTACAACCATATCGTAACTCAGTGCAAACACTGGTAAACTATTGTTCTGAAGGATCTTTAATGGATTCGTAAAACTAAGGGTCAGAGATGATCCTGGTGCTACACCGATACTATACATAGTGGTTCCTGTAAAATCAATAAATTGCCATTGATTCTGAGTTCCACACCAGGTCATACTGCATTCAGCTTCATACCAAGGAGTGTAATATAATGGAGCATCGCATCCAGTTAATGTGCAACAATTTGCATAGGTGCTCATAGTCACACCATTCAAGGTGACAACCGGTTGATCATAGGTATAATCGTACCAGGTAAATGCAATGTGGCGAATGCCGATATTTCCAGGGTTGGTGGGTACAGGAGCCGTAAAATCGATGGTACTAAGGGGAGGCATAGTATTTATACCATTTATATCATACGGATCTACGCATATACTTGAATCAATGACTCCGTTATACGATTGATACTGTATTCCAAATACAGTATGAATCAATAATGCGAGGAGCGACCAACAATGCATTCTATCAAATCCCTCGTTTCTTTGCAAGGGCAGTAAGTTTGTCAGACGGTTGTTCCGCACGTTGTCCTTTTCCAAGAATGGACGTGGTTTTAGCAGCTTCTGCTGCAGAAGGAATTAATCGCTCTTTTGGAGCCAAGTTGCCTGCATAATTAAGTGGAACAAACGACATTGCAGTAGCGGTACGGATAGTTGAATGCATTTCTACTTATAGAACAGGTATGAGTGCAACAGGTCCCACCGGTCCAACTGATCCAAATACACAAATTCGTGGACGAATTAGTCCAATTGATTCGACCGGAGAGATTCAATCCGCCTCCTATAGTGCGATTCCTGTAGCATCCGGTGAGATTGTAACCTACAAAGAAGTGGATGAAATGTTAAATACTGCCTATAGTTCCTCTAATTCCAATCACAGTATGATCTGTAGTATTATTGGTATATATTTGAAAGGGCAGAAGCTGTTGTATGCAGAAGCCAAAACGCATTGTGAACAAAAATTACACTATTTGATGCTTCCTTCGATCTTTTTTACAGTGTTAGGAAGTGTTCTCAATTTAACGCTCAAAGAGGAAGCCTATGGAACAACACTTGTGAGTGGCTTAAATGCCTTTATTGCTTTTTTACTTGCTGTAGTCAACTATTTGAAGTTGGATGCACGAGCGGAGGCACATCGTACCACAGCCTATAAGTTTGATAAATTAGAATATAGTTTAGTTTTTTCATCTGGTAAAAACATTTTTATGAGTTCAAGTCGTGAAGAAATGGAAGCCTTAATTAAAAATACAGAAAAGGAAATACGAGAGATCAAAGAGACCAATCCCTTTATTTTGCCTGAACATATTCGCTATTCGTATCCCATTTTATGTGGAACAAATGTGTTTACAACGGTAAAAGAGGTACAGACAAAAGAAATGGTGATGGTGGATCGATTCAAAGATTTAATGAATATGTTAACAGAAATGGAGGAGATTCACCCGCAAACTTCTGTTGAAAAAGCGCAAATAGAACTATTGAAAGAAGAGCAACGATCACTCGTGAAAAAGATTATCGAAATACGTAATGAATATTTAAATATTGATACTAAGTTTCAGACCGAAATTGATACAAATCGTAAGAAGTGTTGCAATCGGATTCAATTATGTGGATGTTTGAAGGTATGAGGAGACCATTTTACAGCAGTATCATGGCTCATTCCAATATGAATTCCGATATGATATCGGATCCACCATTGCATACACATAAATATAGCTTCTTCAGGAGATTTATGTTCAAGTTCAATTAATGCTGAATAACGACGATGAAAGATCCATCTTGGATCTGATCGACGTTCACGTTTTAGTTTTGCATCTTCTTCCCAAAAACATTCGGCACACAATGTGTCAATGGTTGCATCCGAAATTTCACATAGTTCGCATACATCGTACATGTTTATAATATTAGAAAGATAAAATCAATATATCAATTTTATACACCCGATTAGAACACTATGCGCATCCTTCTCCTTCTTGGTCTTCTTGCCAGTGTAATTGCCCACCCAGTGACCTATACAAATACATCCCTAATGATTGCTCCTCCTCCTTCCACATTATCTCCTCCCTCCTCCTCTCCGAGTTCCTCCTCCAGCAGTGGTTCCAGTAGTGGTTCCAGTAGTGGTTCCAGTAGTGGTTCCAGTAGTGGTTCCAGCAGTGGATCTTCCGGTGGATCCTCTTCTAATTTATACTATAGTCCTCGAAATCGATTCCGATCTCTTAGATATACGGCGTAAGACCATATTTGCTTGATATAAATAGAATGGGGGTGCACGATGATGATACATGTGGATCTGATTTTTCCGAACTAGCCAAGGATATTACATCCTTGCTCCGTCAAGAATCGATTCAGGACGCACTTCGCCGATTAGAGCGATGTAAGGCAGCAAGGCTGGAGGAAAGTGTCAAGCATGGTGGAATGAATGATGAACATGCGGCTGCCTATAATCTTATCGAACATTTACAAGATTGTATTTATGAAATTCATAAAACCATAAAATTTGCGGAAGTCTATGGAGGAAAAACAACCGTGATCTTTGAACCATCTCGCTTCCTAATTGAGTTATCCGTAAGAGGGGGAAAAAGGATTTATACCGTAAAAGTCAAAGGATATGAATCTCGTGACTTCCCCTCATAAAGTGTATTTTTTATATAAACAATGCATTGATCATTATGTTGTGTATGCACAAGGAATATCCGTTATGAATATTCATGACTTAGACAAGTTTCAAATTGTTCGTATGTATCCTTCTCCGATGGTGGATCTTACGCCGTATCTAATTCATCTGCAAACACGATGGAAGGAGCGACGTCGTTATCGACGTTGGTGTGCTCATCCCCATCAGTTACGATACAGAGAATTATATGGAATATATCCAACCTATCCCCTTCGTTAGATCTACCTCGCATTGGAAAGAGATCTACCACGACCTCGTGGGGGATTTCGTTTGGGGGGTGGAGGAGGTGGCGGCGGCATATCTGTTAAATCAAGATGATTCTCTTCCGATATAAGTGAATCGGCTAGATTATTTGTTTGTTCTTCGACTTCCACAGTTCGTTTCTCAACTGCAAGAATTCGTTCTTGCATTTGTTGTAATAGTTTTACATCTACTTCTATAGATCCTAACGACGATCGTTGAGACTTGAGTGGCAGAATCTTTGAAGAAATATAGGGTATCTCTTTTGCAGAATTAGATATCTCTTCCATATCGGATGGAGGATTCTTCATTGTTTTATCAATCACTTGAAGTAGAGTTGAACCTTCTGAATAAATTACAAGAGTACCCTTATAGAATGCAAGTGTAATTCCAATCATAAGACATACTGTACATGTCACTCCAACCGCAACACTAACATTTAATAAGGATTCAGGATATGCATTATAAATATTATTTATATTTGGATTAGATTTTGTCACAATTTCATTGAATGTACCAACTATAAAGCCAGATAACAGGATTCCAATCACTGATAAACAAATATAGTGCCAAGAGATCATTGTGAAATATATTAATTTTATATAGACATGTCTAACTATATCAATTTTTATAGCATAAAAATTGATATAAAAAAATACAAATAAGAGTATATAACTCTGTCAAGAGATCTTCTTGATGCCTCACCCAGACTATCTAACGCGATGTCTATCTGAAATTCCATCTGAGGAAGATGATCTCCCTGAGACTCCTTTTCCTCAACGAAAAGGAAAGAAACATTCAAAGAAAACATCCGTTCGGAATACCAAGAAACCACGGCAACGAGAGGTTCGTCTTCGCTTTCAGTTTCCTTTGTTGGAAAAGGAACCGGACCAGGAAGACATTGACTGGTCAAAATGGGAAGATAACGACCCCTATGATAATGTGGATCCTATCCTGATAAATCTCCATGACAACGATGATAGTGATGATGACTATGGTCGGTACGAATACCGTCCATCCCGTGGATTCAGTTTATCGTTTCAACCTGGATGCATCGTGGGTCTCTATTCCCCCCGCCCTACTCCCATCTCCATCCCCATTCTCAGTCCTATTCCCAGTCCTGTTGCTCAAGGGGCTGGAGATTGATTCATTAAAATTGAATACTTCCTTTTTTATAATCTACAATTCTAATAAAGATGGATTACAAAGCAACTATTTTAGAAGCATTGGATACCCTTCGCAAGAAGGAACTTGCGGAAAAGGAACCTTTTAAAGCGAAAGCGTATAAAACGGCGATCGATCACCTTTCTGCACTTCCTTCCATTAAGTCAATGGACGATGTGAAAGAGGTGGAAGGCATTGGAAAAAAAATTCATGCCAAATTGGAAGAAATCTTTGCCACAGGATCCTTGAAGGCAGCGGAAGCTGCCAAAGAAACAGTCGCAGCCTCTGAAGAATTATTACATTGTTATGGGATTGGACCTACAAAGCTAAAAGAGCTTCGCAGTTATGGAATTACCACCGTGGCACAATTACGAACCGCGATTAAAACCAATCCAGGATTGTTGACACCCGCGCAAACGCTTGGGTTGATGCATTATGAATCAATTCTTCTTCGCATACCCCGTGCAGAAATGGATCAGCATGCAGAGCTCCTGCATGCTGCAATTGCTCCCTTTCAAAAGGGAAGGGTGGTGCGTCGTGCCGATCTGGTGGGATCCTACCGGCGTGGAGCTGCGACCAGTGGAGACATTGATATGCTCCTAGAAGGGGAAGATCCTACTATTTTAATGGATCTGATCCATGATTTACGAATCAAAAAATATATTGTGGGAATTTTGGCACATGGAGCAAAAAAGGTGATGGCAATTGTCAAATTACCTCATTATCATCATGCACGTCGATTAGATCTTCTTCTAACACCCTATGATGAATATCCCTTTGCATTGACTTATTTCACAGGATCTGATAAATTTAATATTGAAATGCGAAAGCAAGCGATTGCAATGAATCTGACCTTGAATGAACACAGTCTCACCACTCGTGCAGGAATTCCTGTGCATGGAATTACAACGGAAAAAGACTTGTTTAAAGCCTTAAAGATGGAATGGAAGGAACCCTTTGAACGTAGCTAATACATTGTTCCATGGGGTGCTAGAAGGAGTAGGACTACATTCTTTTTTAAATGTAAGAGGCTCAGGAATAATCTTGGAATGCGTAACACAAAATGTTGAGTTTCGAACTGCAAATCGTAATTGTGTATCTTCATAGCGCGGAATCGTCACAAGAATCTCTTCTTGTTGGATTAAATGCGCAAAGGAATCGTATACATCTATTATAATGCACCTTTCCTGCAAGGAAGGATACAATATAGGAGTCCATTGGTTATATGCAAGATAGACTCCATATGAATCCCCATAATTATAGGTATAAGAATGAAAGACATATGTTTCTCGATGAGCTAAGAGATGATCTCCAGATACAAGAAAGAAGTGATTAAATCGTTCTGTACAAAGAGTATAACGACCATACTGGTCTAATGGATATTGAAATCCCATATAGCTAGGATCTTCTGCATCCAGATGATCAAAATAGCATTCTTCTCCATAACATAGCATTATAAACAACCATGTTAGAAGTTTCCACATTGTATATACAAATTATACATACAATGTGAAGTATATCATTTTTATTCATAAGATAAAAAGAATAATGCTATAAAACTGAATACAATTCCAATCGTTTTAGTATAGGATAATCGCTCTTTCAATAATAAAAATGCCATAGCTGTGACTAAAATATCAGAAATAATATCCCAGGACATATTCATAACGACCAAGGTTTCAAACTGTAATGAATATAATAATATAAAGGGTGTAAGAGCGTATACACAGGGAGGTAGTATCATCCAATAAGGAGATACAAAGACTCCGGTTGAATATTGCTTTATAATATACATCATAATTAGATCAATTCCAGCCAACAAGGTACCAAATCCAAGAGAGTAGAGATTGAACATTCTATAGAGGACGAATAGTTCCCACTGCAGATGAAACCCAATAGCGTGACCACGTACAGGCAGTTTTTAATACTTCTTCATCAATCACACTACATTCAGAGGGGAAGGGACCAAAGGTAGGAGGCACCGACATCCAAAATCCCCATTCACTTTGAAAGGAGGGTATTAAGATGTGGTATGCAGTCCCTTCCACGGACTGAGCGGATTTTACAAAATGAAGACCATTTCGATATTTTTCCTCATCGGCACCTGGTGCTACAGGACCTGTGTGCGTTACAAAGGCTCCTCCTGGTGCAAGATGGGCATAGATCAAGTCCCAAAAGGATCGACTATAGAGCCCATGAGGTTCCGTTTCCTTGGGATCAGGATCGGGTAAATCAAGGATGATAACATCAAACTGTCCAAAACGGACTAATGCTGTACGTATGTCCTCGGCTAAAAAAGTCACTTTGGGATCATTGTACAGATCATTTTCTACCCAGTCTAGATGACGACGGCATAGATTGACTAATCCTTGGTCAATATCAATCCAAACAACCTGTTGTACATTTGTGCATCGCAGCACTTCTTGTACCGTCGCTCCCTCTCCTCCTCCCACCACTAATACACGTCGATTCGGAATGGCAGCAGTAGCTGCCATTACTGGCTGTACCAGCAGTTCATGATAGATCACTTGATCCGTTTCTGCCGATTGAAGCTCTCCTTCCAAAAAAAGCATTCGTCCATACGTTGGACTATCTGCAATGACAACATCTTCGCATGTATCAGTACGACCTGCAAAGGCAACGGTTGTCAGTTTATAAATGGTGGGTGTATCAGAACTACACGCATGTTCTACATAGGATCCATTGGTTAACGCAGTCATACGTGGTACATCCACAACACAATGAGAGGTATGAGATGCCATCGTTGATTACCTATTGAGATGTAAGAGGCTTTAAGAGGAATAGGAAATGGATAATGTTTCGCTTCTTGTTGTTGCAACAAGATGCGGTTTTAAGGTCATTCGATAGTGTTTGCGGCAAAGGGGAACATAGGCATCCCCTGTTCCCACACAAGGAGTTCCAGAGGATGCTGCACTTGCTGCATCTTCCCGTTTGGCATAGGTAAAGATGGCAGGTGTTCCATCTTTGCAATAGGAACAAAAGGCAGTTAGTTTACTAATCTTATCACAAAGTGGCAATAAAGATCCAATCTGTCCAAAGGGTTTGCGTTCTGCATTTCCATCCAATCCCACCACCACAATATGTTTTTCATAAACATCGAGTGCCGTTATAACAAAGTCGAATAGATCATCAAAGAATTGCGCTTCATCAATCACAATTAATTGAGCATAGAGAAATTCGCTTTTTTTCAACATAGGAATTAATTCTTTGACACTTACAGCAGGAACAACTTGCTTATCATGATTTATCACAGAGGACGAGGTTCCATAGCGAATATCGGAACTATGATTCAATACCAGCATATTCCATCCTAAGGATTGATGACGTTTTACAATCGATTGTAAGGCAGAGGATTTTCCCGCAAACATCGGTCCCACTAATAATTCGAGGCTCATGGTTCTTAAAGAATCCCTTCTTCAGTCTTTATGTGCGATCATTTTTTAAGGGACCAAAGTTTTGTCGAGGCATTAAACCGTGCGTTAGATTCCATAAATTCATGAATGTCTTTATTTTTATCGGAACGGGATAAGGAGGTCATATGGCGATAATTAAACTCGTCTTTGTGATCGTTTTTCCACTCCTCCACATCTTTCACAATTGTATTATACCGTTTTTTCAAGGGGTAAAGACTGTATTCTTTAATACTATTTCCACCGCGTGCATTTTTTGACCAATGAAAATACTTTGTCTCCTTTGTTGGAAGGGTGGATAGGGCAGCACGAAAGGTACGCCCATCGGTTCCACTAATTTGTTCAGCTCCCATGATGTGAGGATATTGACGTAGAAAGGAAGGTGTAAAACAGGGATCATAGGATCGTCCTCCTGATATTACCTTATCACAGTTCGTAAGGAATTGATTTTGTAGACGAGCAGCGCGTGTAAATCGGGAGGGAGTAATTAGACTTATAATGGATATATCACGGACTGTTTCATACACTTCCACAGATTGAGTATAGTGAGCTGGATCATCATAATGAGCTGGATCAAGATCTACAACAAAGGGATAGGGATAAAAAAAGACATTGTGATAGGGAGTGAGTTTATACGTTCCGTTTGATTGA